CTCTAAGTTTTTCGTTAGATTCAACATCAATCACAAGATGAATTCTTTCATCGTCGCCATGATTGATTGCAGTGTGTGGTTTTCGAATGTCAAGATACCATGTCGAGCCTTGAACCATATTTGTCGAACGCTTTTCACCGTCACAGTTCCAAGCACTAAACTCAACTCGTGGATTGGTCTTGATCGGCACATGCAAACGAATAAGTCTTTCATCACGAACACCTGCATCTGGCTCAACTTGATCGGTGTGACGTTGAAGTTCGCCACCGCCAGGCTTCAGACGCATGAAACGAATGCGATGATACACACCAGGAATGTGTTCAAGAATTTTCTCAACTTCAGGAAACAACGCTCGCATTTCTGTGTCTTGCAATTCAAAGTTTTCACCTTCATGCTCTTTGTGCCATTTGTCATTCATGCATTTTGGATTCTCGATGAATGTTGGATCTTGTGAGTAGCCACGAAGAGAGATCGCACCCCAAGACTTGCTCTTGTTGTACTTCGAGTAGTGATTTTGATACTCAACACCTTCACTCAAGAGTTTATCTGAAATGCTCTGACACAGTTCAGTAAAGTCAGGTAGATCAAGTTTCAACAGAGTAGATTCTTCAGCAGCATCAATAAAGAGTTCTGGGGAAGGCATCAGTGATGTTTTTGCATCTCTACGATAGATACCTGTCATCTCAGAAAATGTGTTGATCTTTGTACCGAGTCTCTTGAACCCACACTTTTCAGCAATAGACTTTAGCCATTCATCTTCTTGCCAAATGTGAAGATAACAACACTCTTCATAACTGTTGATCTTCTCAAGTAGGAGATGCTCATACTCTTTCGGGCAAGCAATTCGTGTAATCACACGATCACCCTTTGCTCTCTTTGTGATCGCTACGTCGTAAAACATTGTGACTGTCGTGGATGTTTTTGCGATTGATGTTTCAATCCACCCAACAGGTTCAGATCCATCAAACGGTTTGATCTCTTCAAGTTTACCTTCATCAATCGCTCTAGCAATTGCAGGCCCATTCATTTCACTAAACGGTGAACGAGAGTGTTGATTCCACTCTGAGTAGTTTTCTTTGATGGCATTGATGATGTCAATATGCACACCTTTTTGCCATGGCTTTTGTTCGGTTGTACTCATAATTAATCCTTTGCTATTTGACTAAAATTATTCTTCTTCTCAAACTTCAAGACATTCGAAAATTTATCAACGATGGTGTCGGTGCGATGTGAAATCACAAACACGTTTGACTTACCACCGAGCGACTGAAGAAGTTTCATAAAGTCATCTGCACCAGAGTTGTCGAGACTACCATCAAAGACTTCATCAAGAATCAAAAGGTTCGTGCTTGCACTGTTCTTTTGTTTTGCGATTTCTCGCCATGTCAAAAGCAGGGCAACATCAATACGAAACTTTTCTCCTTCTGAAAAATTATCATAGTTAAACTCGTCACGATGGCGACTCTTGATTACTTCATTGAAATTTTCATCAATTGTGAAGTTCACGAAGAAGTCCATATCGGACAAGTATTTATTGATCAACCTGTTCATAGTTGGCAAATAATGTCGAATAATTTTAGTTTTTATACCAGAGTCTTTGAGTAGATCATTGAGTGAAGAAAGAATGGTTGCTCTTTCAAGAATCTCTTCGCGGTTCGTATTGATTACTGAAAGTTCATCTCGTAGAGTTTGTAATTTTTCTCTTTGATCTAAAATCTCGCTTGATTGATTTTCAATCTGAACAATCAATTCTTCCATCTTTTCGATGTATCGAGCATTTGATTCAACCAACTTTTCTTTTTCGACCAATAGTTTCTCATACTCATCAGCAGTTTCAACAGTCTTCTGTGCTTCTCTTTTCGCTTCTCGAATCACAGTCTTTTCATCGTCAAGTTTTGAAACCGCATCTTCTAACTCAGAAATTTTTTCTTCGCTCTTCTTGATCTTTTCAATCTTAAAGTTGTGATCAATGTCTTGATTGCAAGTCGGGCAATTGTCATTCTCACGGAAAAAATCATATGTTGTTTTTTCACTTGACAACTTCTGCGAAAGGCGAGCATGAAGATTATTGATTCTTGCTTCGTCTGGTGCGTTCTTCAAAATCTTATCGGCTTCTCGCCTTGTTTTCTGCTCAAGAATTTTGAGATTTGCAATATCGACGTTGTTCTTTTCGATGGCTTCTTTTGTAGTATCAATCTCACTACGATGCGATTCGATGTTCGATAGGCTTTTCTTTTCAAGACCATCAACGTAGTCTTCTTGAATACGAATCTTTTCTTTCGCTAACTTTTGATCGACGGTGTTATCTTCAAGATCACGACGAAGACGAGAGTTTCTTGCTTTCATTTTTTCGTTCATCTGACTAAACACTTTGATGTCAAGAAGGTCTTCAACCACATCTCTTCGATCAGAGGCAGACAATTGCATGAATGGTATGAACGAAGAACTACCAAGAATCACAACTTGTGTAAATGACTTGAGATTCATACCAAGAATGTTTTTCTCAAGATAGGCTTGATCGTCTTTTGATTTTGATTCTTGATTTACCAGAACATCATTCTTGTAAATTTCAAAAATGCCTGGCTTCTGACCACGAACAACACGATAGCGATTCTTGCCTTTCTTGAATACAACCTCAACCACAGAGTCTTTTTCATTGACGCTATTGATAAGTCGAGGCTTTGTAATTCTACGAAATGGTTTACCGAACAAAGCAAAGGTCAAGGCATCAAGTATTGTACTTTTGCCTGCACCATTGTCACCAACAATTAGTGTTGTTCGACCTTTGTTGAGTTGTACTGTAGTTGGATAATTACCTGTTGAAAGAAAATTCTTCCAAGTCACGCTTTCAAATATAATCATTCATCAATACTTTCTAGATAAATTTCCCTTGCTAGTTTTTTGACCGAATCTTTGTTTGTAATTTCCTGACTGTCGATTTCGTTTTCAATCAGTGTAATTGTGTCGATTGAAATATCTACTTCTTCTTCAGTAGGTTCATACTCATCTTCTTTTTCTACGATTGTTACATCTTCAACACCAGATGCGTAAAGTTTGTCAAGAAAAGATTCGAACTCAGTCGGCTTATCTTTCGCGGTGACAATCACTTTCACGAAACATTTTTCAAGTCTTGTGAAATCAACATCTCTTGTTGGCCCATTGTTGTATACAATCTTATGAAAGATTTCATGTGGGTTCGGCACAAACTCTACGTCGAGAGTTTCAGTGTCAAAGATCCAGAAACCTTTTTCTTCACCCCAATCACCAAACGTAATTTGATAAGCAGTGCCAAGATAGTGAATGTTCTTGCTCTTGCTTTGTGTGTGAAAGTGTCCTGTGTAAACTCTTGAATAACCTTCAAACTCTTTTGCTTCAAGACCAGATTCACACTTGACACCAGGGTGCATGTAGTAACCATTTACCTCTAGGTGACCAAAGCAAACTTTTGATTTTGATTGTCGTACAAAGTCTTGAACACGATCACGATTCTCACGATTGATCCAAGGTATTAAATCAATAGTAACACCATCAATCTCAATAGTATGAGGTTCGGTGTAGATGTGAAACTTCTCACGACCTTCGAACAATTCACTCACAGCATTTACTTTGCTGGTGTTCTTGTAGTAGATATCGTGATTACCAATAATAACATGTGTCTCAGAACAGAGACTTTCAAGAGGTTTCAAAAATCTTTCTTTGACGTTTTGAAGTGTTTGAAAATTTACAAACTTTCTTCGATCCATAAAGTCACCCATATGAATAACTTTGTCGATGCCTCTTTCACGAATACACGGAAAGAAAACATCTTCAAAGAAATTCAAGTGGTGATTCAAGAAGATTGGCGAATCACCCCTTGCGCCAAAGTGCGTGTCGGTGATAATTGCAATCTTCAAGGCTTGTCATCCTCAAACTTAGACAGATCAGTTGATGTGAGTTTCAGATAGTCAGCATAAGCATTTGTGCTTTCTGCATCGACTAGATTCTGATTCTTCGCCCAATCTTCAAAACTACCTCTTGCATCAGCGGCTTGAATCGCACGATACTTGATATACATCTGTTTCTTCTCCTTTGCAATTCTTCGTAGAAAAGCATAGTAACAGATTTGTGTGAAGTAAGCAAATGGATTAGGTTTATTTTTTGTTTTCGTAGGATCAAAATTGGTTGCATAAGACAAACAATTCTCAATCGCATCTGAAATCATATCATCACGGAAAGTATAGTTCGCAAAATTGGGCTTCGTTGATAGATGCGATGCAATCTTAAGGAAGCATTCTCCCAAATACTCACCAATGCCTGGTTTAGTTTCGCCATTTTCTTCTGCCTCTTGGACTTTTTTTTTGTATGCCATTATCTCTTCTAAGAGTTTTTCGTTATCGACATAATGTTCTTTAGATTTTTTAGCCATAGGCTTTCTCCTAACGAGTCTAAGTATACACCCCATATAATTTTTGTCAAGAGGAGAACTCCTCGGTTTTTTAGAAATTTTTTACGATGGCGTCAAAAACCAATTCTAAATATCAGGTGCCTCCCTTGATGAGAAAAACTCTAGGGCCTAGGACCAGAAAGAAAACTTAAAGGTATTCATTCGGGTCATTGCTCCAGTTTCTCCAATCATTGACATCAAATGGATCAATTGCAGAGTCATCTTGAATCGATTCATGCTCTGTATCAAAGTCAATGTCTTTAGATTGTTCAAGAGCATCGAAGTAATCAAATATCTTGTCTACCTCATCTTCTGAAAGTTTTGACAGAATGGCTGATACATCTTCAGACTGTTCAAGAAGAATCTCTTTTGTATTTTTGCTGTTCATCATCTTGTCAATTGAAATCTTAGCGTTCTTGTAATCTGTTAGAATGCTTTTGGTTGGTTCAACCTCCGTAACAATATGGTTTTTGGGTAGACGAACATCTGGTGTTTTTGAGAATTCAATCCAATCTTTGAGAGTTACTGCCATTGCAGTCGTTGATTGCTTTTCGTCTTCGTCTACTTCAATCATACTAATCATAATGATCATTGGACGATTCACCATGTAGTGAGATTTCAAAGACTTTGATACCTTTGCGATGATGTTCTCGCCTGATCGAAGTCGAAATATCTTGTATTCATCCATTTTTGATCTCCTATGTTTTTATTGATACCATCTTGTATGAAAATTTCTCCTCATTGTAGATACGAATTCTTTCGAGAAAGTGCCGAAGTGTATAATTCTTGTGGCTCTTCCAAGAGAGATCATCTGCAATGTCGTAGAGTTTCGCTACCTCCTTATGTTCAGACTTGCGAAGTTGTCGCCCAATACTTTGCAATATTCGAATGCGACTCTTAGATGGTGAAGCAAAGATTACATTGTGTAACCTTCTTATATTTATTCCTGTGCTGAATGTACCGTATGATGCCACGATGATGATGTTGTTTTCTTTTTCTGCCTGCTTACGAATGGCTTCACGCTCTTCGACAGGTGTTTCGCCAGAGACATATACGACACTGTGATTCGGACAGTTCTTCTTGATCAGTTCAAACAATGGCTTGCCATGCTTCTCGACAAAGTTAAAAAGAACAAGTGAGTTGCCTTTTGCATGTTTCGCCAGTCGTGCAATAAAATCATTTCTCTTTGGATTTGAAACGAGATAGTCAACCTCTTCTGAGTATTTGAGTTTCTTGCATTCTTTGCATGTCTGATCGTCATATTTGAGTTGAATACAATCAATCTTGAGTTTCGACAAAAGATCTTTGTCCATGAGTTGCTTGGTCGATACGACTCGGTGTGTGCTACCAAACAAACCTTCGATTACCAACTTATGAGTCTTGGTACCATCTAAAGTACCTGTTAGACCTACACGAAAGTCACAATCTGTCAGTTTCGTCATAATGTTTGTGAGAGACTGAGACTTGAATTGATGGCATTCATCACCGATCACAGCAGAAAACTGTTCAAAGTATTTCTTTGGCTGCTTGTAGATACTTTGCCATGTCGAAATCACAACTGATTTGTGTGTGTTCTTGTCTTGACCGCCAAAGATTTGATGTACATTGTCTGGCACATTCCAATTTGATAGACCTGAGTAGTCTTCAAAGTCAGAATACAACTGAGAGACAAGAGAGATGGTTGGCACAATAATCAGCAGTTTTTCGTCAGGGTTCTCGTCGAGCCAACGACGCATGAGTGCATAGATTATTAGAGACTTTCCTGAAGCGGTAGGAGACAGCAAGAGAGTTCTTCGATTCGATAATGCGTGTTGTATCGCATCAAACTGGTGCTCGTGAGGCTCGATTTCCTTGCCTGATACAGACAGTTTGAGTTCTTCAATGTAGTCACGAAGTTCTGATTCTTCTACGCTGAGTTTTTTTGTGGCGTGATTGACAACTTTGTAATCTCGCTCTTCGGCAAACAGATGAATGTATGGCACTAAACCAGCATAGATTCTTTGCGAGTGTTGATTGTACAAACGAATACGACCATCCCACATCTTGTTTCGATATGATGGTGTAAACTCTGCGCCAGGTACTTTAAT